TATCGCTTGCTTGTGTAGGTGTTATCGTTGTTGTGTCACCTTCCAAAACTTCACCTGCACTAGTTCCAAAGTCTTTGTTAAAAGCCGTATTTTTTATGAATGAATCCTCTTTGCCTGTTTGTAAGGCGGTTATATCGTTTGCATTTGTAGTTATTTGTGAAAGGTCAGAAGTTGTGATATACTTGTTAGTAGTTCCTTCTGGTATGTCATCAGAATTAGTGAAACTTGCTTGTTTAAAAGTTCCATTAACATATATAACGGCTTGTTGTAAAGTAGTGTTAACTATTAAACTACGTTCATCTGGTGACGTTATAGCGGTTATTTCTGCTTGCGTTAAGCCTTGTATGATGTCTTGTATCTCCATTATATTACTAATCTAAATAAACCGTCTGCAATATTGCCGTTTCTTGATACTTCTACCGTATTTACTCCCGTTCTTTCTTCTCTCCATCCAACAGTCCTACCATCTGAAAGCCTAAATACTTCGGGCTTTATATCTAAAGTATTTAAGTTGTGGGTTACCGTAAAAGTAGTACGACCACCAGCGAAAACTCTAGTAACTGAACTTTCTGCACTGTCTAAATCAACATCAAATTTTAAGCCCGAAATTATAGGTTCTAATGGATTTGTATAATCAATGCTTATTCCGATACCAGCTATCACATTGTCAAGCTTTCCTTGTAGTATAGTTTGCAGTTCTTGATTTGCATATTCCCAAACTCCTGACTGGTACATATAAACTCCCTTAAGCTTTCTGTTAACCAGCCAAACCCCTTGAGAGTTGTAGATAATTGCAAGCTCTCCCTCGTTAGCTGTTGGCGCTACGTTAGTTATTAAATCGGTGTAGTTTACCGCCGTAAACTTAAAAGCAATTACGCCAGTAGCGCCACCACCCGAACTAAAAGCCAGATTTTCCTGTGCAAAGGTTCTGAATGAGGCTACTGTAAAAGCAACGTCATCACCATCAACAACATTAGCAAGAGGAGCTTCAAAAGCTGCTGCTGCACTTCCAGAATTTGTGCCGTTAGTATCGTATAGATAAATGACATCTTTTTCAATCAACCTCTCTACAACATAGTAGATGTCTCTTTTGGGATATTCCTTATGAACAACCGCAGCAGTAGTGTCTGTAATTACTACAGCGCTGCCTATGATTTCTATTTTATAATTTGCCATATCAATTATGTTGTATAATAACTCTTATCAAGTAAATCTTTTTCTGAAAGCGTACAGCTAACTTTCGCAAGCCTGCTACCTTCTATATATTCAAATTCAGCAGACTCACTCACTATCATTGGTTTATCAAATATAAGATAATCATGATTAGATTTGTTGTGGTCTGATAATAAAATCTCGTTTTCATTAAGAAGGTGAAAGTCCACTAGTCTTCTAGTCACGCAAATACTCACGGGGTCAGTTCTTAAACCTAATTTATTCAGGTTCTCTCTGGTAACTTTCTCAACCTTTCTCTTTTTACCAATCAAATTATTGATTTGAGTGTCTGGTTGTCTATCTCCAAAATATCCATTGAATCGAATTGAATCAGCAAAATTACTGTCAGTAAAATCAACCTCATCTTTTTGATAGTATGAGTTAAATTTTGAGTGTACTTTCACAGTGCCTCTTGCATTATATACAGAGTATTCTTTCAAGTCGAAAACCCCGACTGTATAACCTCCCTCAATTCCAGCAATATTGAAAACAGCTTTTATTGTGTAACATCCTGCACCTTCATTCTGAAGTATCTCTTTCCAGCTATAAATGAAAGCAACAACATTCGTCTCAAATGGAAAGATTGGAGTAGTACCGTAGTTGGTAATTTGTGTACCAGTAGAATCATACATTTCAAAAGAGGCAGTATCTGAAGGGTCTGCTTTTTTCAAGTAAACTCCTCTCACATCATTCTTGTAGCTATCATTTGAGGTAGAGCTTGCAAGGACTAACTGCTTGCAAATGCAGCAACCTTTTTCGCCTCTGTTCTCCTCCTCAAATCCTGCTGGGAAAGTAATGATTTTGACTGTCTCTTTAGTTCTGTAATCCATTCAAGCAAGTTTTTAGCCTAAAAAAGCCGACTCTCGAAAGAGTCAGCTCGTTTATAGATTGTAGTTGATTACTTCTTTTTAGTAGACTTCTTAGCTGTTTTCTTTTCAGCTTTCGGCTCAGCTTTTGGTTCAGCTTTCGGTGCAGTCCTTACAGACTTACCATTTGCTTGCTTCCATGCGTTACGAACTTGATTCTCGTCACGTCCAGCGCCAGTCATTACTTTTACGGCATGGCTCTCAGTTACGCTTTTGAGCCATGACACCTTATAAGAGTAGTCACCTAGATTGATATAGTTTTTACTACCAGCCATTTACTATGCAGTAAAAGAAGATGAAGCAACCTCGTAACCAGCAGCAACAACATCAACAGTGTAAACACCAGCAGCAATCAATGGAGTACCAACTTCAAAAGTAAGTAAATAAGTTCCATCTGGATTCTCAACCAGTACAGTGGTAGTGTGAGCTATCACAACACCTCCTGAATCCTTCACAGTAAATGCTGCATCTAACAATCCAACCACTGGCTTTCTTGTTTTAGCAGTACCGTAGAACGTGTGAACGTCAACAGATAAAGTCAATAAATCTGGATTATCAGAAACACTGTAGGCAGTAATTAAACCAGCCAAAGTAGTTGCTTTATATCCTAACTCATCAGCAGTAATTGCATAAGAGTTCTCTTCACACTCGTCAGAGTCTAAATCGAAAGAAACAGCCAATTTTTGTACAGTTGTTTCTGTAGCATAAATTTTGAAAGCATCAAAAGTCTCAGCAGAAACTTCATAACCTCTCATAACTGTATCAGTCACGTTGTCTAGGATTCCCCAGATAGCGCCAGCAATATCAACATAGAATACATCTATCTCAGAGCAACCAAACTTTTTCAACTCTCTCAACATGTTGTGAGTAGCTGACTTAGCCCAAAGCTCCATTGCCCACGTTCTCACGTTTCCTACACCGTCAATCTTGTACTTTCTTGTGCTTGGTGCAGTCTCATAAACAGTATCTGTCCTGTCAAAAGAAGAAGATTCAACTCTTGGCATTGGATACAACCTTTCTTGAGGGTCTGTAGCGTTAATTAAATCCTTTATATCCTGCCCTAAAGTGGCAGAAGCAAGGTTGATTGTGTTTCTCGTACCATTCGCTTTGAAACGAGGGAAAAACATTGGAAAGGCTAAAGCCTTTTGTTCAATGACGCAATTAGGGCGTCCCATGTTCCCAAAAGTTGGGTTTTCGCATGAACATATACCTGAACTCATAATTTCTAAATTTTAATTAAAATAAATATTTTTACTATAGACCACTAAATTAGTCATTTTTTCAACACTTGCAAGCTTCCAAATCGTAAACTTCCAACTTGAGCCTTAATTCAACACCACTAAAATCGGTGTCAAGTATCTTCTCAGTATTACCTTTATTGTCTACATACACACCAAATCTAGGGCGTACAATAGTTTTGGGGTTGTTTAATCTTCTGAAATCAAATGACTCGTTAATTATGTCAACAAATTGCTTTTTAAGTGATTCCATTGGTTTAATCGCATAGTCATTGTGATTCTTATTGCTCCACCTTAAAGGGAACCAATCAAGAAAGAAAATCTTGCCATTAAAGACCGCCTCAAAAGCAGAATCTGCATCAAGACCGTCATAGTCATAATTTTCCAGCAACCAGATAAAGGGGGTTTTGTCAAGTGTAGTCTGCTCAAGATTCAAATATTCTTGATTTGTAGTCTGAGGAGTTCCAGCCAAAAACAAAGGCTTTGGCAAAAACAACACAAGACCGTCAAAATCTTCTGTATGTCCTAAGACTTCAAGAGTGATTGATTCATTCTCTATAAATGATAAAACAGTGTATTGATTCCCTGCACCATCCTCCACGATTTTTCCTATAGTAGTATAACTAGTATCGCAAACAGTTAAGATATAAACATTAACCTCGTTAATTATTACCTCGTTGCTTATCTGGTTAACTATGTTCTCTACTATGTTAGAAAAATTACTCATTAAAATGGGTGGTTAAAATCTTGGTGAGCGCCTGCAAATTCTGGGTAGTCATCAGGGTTAACACAAGTCATGTAAAATTGAAGCGTTTGAAACTCGTCAATAGCCTCATTGTACCTACTTGTAATGTCATGCTTGATAGCAGTAACAGCTTCAGAATTTGCGCCCTGAGCCATTTCAGCCCCTGCTGTAGTCATTCTAGTGATTATATCTCTAGTATAAAGATAGTAGACAAAGCCTTTCAGCATTTCCTTTATCCCAGTACTTGTGATTAAGTGAGTTTCTGTCTGTTCATTGAACGGGTCAAAAACTTTCACAAATCTTGGAGCAGTTGGCTCACCAACTACTGGAAGCCCTAAGTCAATAATAAAAAGGTCGTACAGTTCAACGCCAAACAATAGAACAAGGTATTTTGTCTCGGCATCAGTGATATAATCCTGTATACCGCCTGTCTGTTGGTCTGGGTTTAGCGGAATCTTGTACCGTCCCTTTTCAAAGTCTTTGTAAGTTAGTATTGACATGACTCTTTAGTGATTTATTAGTCTTTTTTCTTTTTGTCGAACCAACCTTTTTTCTTGGTTGAGTCTTCTTTCTCTTCGGTATTTTCCTTAGTCTTCTCTTCTGATTTCTCAGCTTTGATTTCCTCAGTCTTTTCCTCGATTTTTTTCTTTGATTCTGCTGGTGTATTGCCTTTGTAAGCAACTGCAACTTTGCTCTCTCTTTTAGGAGCTTCATAATTACCAGTAACTTCAATAACATTTTTCAAAGCTTTCGCTGTTGAAATGTGCATTCCTTCGATTGTATCACCTTTTCTGTAATTACCGAATTTCTCAGCAGTTACTTTTGCATTTACTAAATTTGACATTTTGTACGTTTTAAATGAATAAAAAAAAAGCCCACCACCTTTGGCAGTGGGCTTATTAAAAAATCAACTTCAATTATACCGCGATAGCAGTTTCAATTGTCGCAATGTCATCATAGATAAAAGCCGCCTCGTCAAGTTTCTTAACGAATGAGTGAAACCTTGATTCTCCAACCATTGTGAACTGGTTAGTAATTAATTGGTCATTAATCCATCCAATACGTACAGTATAAGGCACATAGTTCGAAACATTCAATTTACTCATATCAGCAACAAATACTTTGCCAGCTGGTATCTTGTAGAAAGGCATTATTAAAACACCACCTATCACAACTCTATTAAATAAAGAAGCAGAAGGGAACAAAGGCAACCCGTTTGCATCTTTTGCAGATACGAACTGAACAAAGAAGTCAACTGGATTAATCATTGCGATGTTTGCTAAATAAGGCATTTCATCAACAAAGTTATGAGTAGTATAAATATCAGTTATAGCTGCATTTACAACATCCATAATGTTTGGAGTATCAACAGCGTTAGCCATTGCACCAGCAACAAATGTACGAGCAACAACAGTCACACCCAATGGATTTGCACCAACACCATCACCGAACATAATGCCATCCTGACGCTTAAGGTCGTGCTTAGCTCTCAAGTAGTTTGTAGCAATGTTCTGTAAGTTTGGAATATCAGTAACAGCTTCATCAGTTAAAACTTCATGAGCAGCAACTTTCTTAGGCTCAGCATATCTAGTCTCAATTGAGAAGTCAATTTGTGGCTTAGCTCCTTTCTCAAGTACAAAAGCATAATCTCCATCTTTTGGAATTGACTCAGTGTATGGGTATGCAGCAAGATTTGTTTCAATCGTGTTGTATAATCCATTAATCACAACACCTCTCAAATTCACATTTGTTGGCGGTGCAACTTGAACCCCTACCAATTCAGGAATCCCATCTGGGTTACTTGCGTTTGTAGTAGCGATAGAATCAACAGCTTTTGTAGTAAGCTCAATAGCTCCTGTTTTTGTTGCGTGGATTCTCTTAATCTCATCAGCATTGTCAGCAATAAATGCTTTAATCTGACCTTTCTCAGAGTCAGTCAATGGTTTAGATTGACCAAGATTTTCAAGCAACCCTTTAATTGCAAGACCTTGCTCAGCATTCACTTCATTAAGAGCTTTCATTTCTCTCTCAAGCATTGTGCTGATATTTTTCTCCATTTTTTCTAAATCCTCTTTTGAAGTTTTATTTTCAACGTCATCGGTAATGGCTTTGAATGCCGCTTTGTTTGCGTCATTGTTTTCTTTTAGAAGCGCCAATTGCTCCTCTTTTGATTTAGCCTCAAAATCTTCCATTGAGATTCCCTTTTCGACTAAAAATTCTGCTAAAGTTTTAAACATTGTTTTTGTTTTAAATTAATAATAATACTTACTTAACTTTTGAGTGTCTCTCAACGGCTCGGTTTTTTGAGTGTCTTGCAACGGCTCAATATTTTTTGCTTCTACTGTCGGTGTCAATTCGTTTGACCCCTCAAGCACAGCGCTAATTTCAATCAATTTTGCTTCACTTACGGCGTAAAAATAGCCTTTATTTTCGGCTTTCTCCTTATTTCCGATAGAATTTATATATTTTTTCCAGACTTTGTTTTCTTCTGGGTAGTCTTCATCACGTACAGCAAGCTCAATCTTTACATAATACATCCCAACGCTATGCTGGTTGATAGTTCCCTCTTTGTATTCGTCAAAGATGTTCTGGTTTAACTTACTTTTTATAGTAGTGTCCATCATTAATACTGTAGTCGTGCCAGCAATATCAACACCAAGGTCTTTCCAATTAACTTCTTTCTCATACACTTTAGATGGGACACCAACCTTGGCAGCTATCTGATAAACATGGTCATGAAGATGTACAACCTTATCACCTCTTTGTTTGATTGACTGCTTAAAAGTATTACCAACGTGAACGTCATTATGTGAATCCATCCAGTTGTAAGTGTTACCTATAATAGTTCTTTTTATTTCAGTATCAGTATCTTCAGCGTTTGAAGTTGCAAGAGCTTTTGCTATAGAGCTGCCAGAATTACCAGCTCCAATGACTAAGACATTGCTTGAAGGGTCAACCTCCTTAAACTTTGCCTTTTTCATTTCGATAATCTCATTATTTTTCTCAACAAGATTTTTTATAAATTCTTTATCCATGTCTATTTTTTTACAAGTTTGTCGCCTTGTGCTTTGGTCTTGGTTTTCTTTTTGAGCTTTTCAATTTCCTCCTTAGTCAGTTCCTTCATTGCTTTCGTCTTTTGCTGGGTTTGCTTTCCCAAGTTTCTCATCACCGTCCTCGGTTGATGGTAAAAATACTAAATCCCTTGCCTCATTCTCTGTCAGTGTTTCCATTACTCGCTCAGCTGCTTTAGGCGGTAAGTTGTTCAATGCGTTTGCAACTGGCTTAGTTGATGACCTTAGAGCTTCAATGCTCGCGATGTCAACAATAATAGTCTCATTTGTTTTAACATCCTTATTCAAAAACTTAGACAAATCCTCATTCATCTTAGTCATTAATGGTACATAAACATCTTGATACGCTGTTTTATTTGCTTGAGTTACGTTGTCCCTTGTACTTGATTCAAGGTCATTAAATAATACGCTTGGCATTCCATACAATGCACTCAATAATCTAAGGCTCGAAACAATACCCTCAAGCATTTTCAAATCACTTGGACTCATACCAGTCTGGATGTAGCTCAAATCAGTAGTTGAGATTTTCAACTTATTGAACCTGTCAGCACCTCCAACCTCATTATCAAACTCCTTTTGCAACCTCTCTCTTTCTTTTGGAAGCATTGGAGCGTCAGACTTATTTGTTAGTATTCCTATAATACCTCTATTTTTAAAGATAGAAGCCTCAGCTGTAAATTTCTCTTTTGAAGATTGTACAATTATCCAACCAGCTTGAAGAGGTGAAAGACCCCACTCAAAACCGTTTTCAGTTACTAAGCTATTTGAAAACTTCACATGTAAAACCTCATCAGCTGGTACATTTTTTACAATAGTGCCGTTGCTAGTATAGTCATATGATGTTACAATTTTACCATTCATTTGAGGTGTCACCCCTGCTGACTTCCATACCTCAAGAGTCTGACCAGCTCCAATACCTTTGACCTTTCTGACAAACCAGTTACCAGTTGCACAAATTTCCTCACATGACTCCTCGTAAAACTGTGAGCGT